TGTTATTTAATTTAATTAAGAAAAAAGGCATAACACAAAAAGAGTTGGCTGATATGATAGGTTCTGGCCAAACAACAATTAGTAGATACGTGAATGGATATGGGTTGCCTAACTATTACATGTTATACAGATTAGCATTAGCATTAGACTGCTCTGTCGAGACATTCTTTCCTCCAAATACTAATTCGCGAAAAAAACATGTCCTTTTATAGAGAGAAAGAGAGAATATAAGGGGCGTGGCTTATGGCCATACCCTTTTGTCTTTTTTGACACGTTTGGAAAGGGGCAATTCTAAATGAGAGAAACGGGTCGAGGCGGATTCCAAGAAAAATTAAAGAAAGAACTTAAAGAAAAATTTCCAGGATGCATAATAACTAAATTAGATCCTACGGATATTCAAGGAATTCCAGATTTATTAATTCTTTATAAAAATAAATGGGCGACACTAGAAAATAAAAAAAGCGAAAAAGCGGTTAAACAACCAAACCAAGAATATTATGTTAATAAAATGAACGAGATGTCGTTTTCAAGATTTATTTATCCAGAGAATAAAGATCAAGTGTTGAATGAATTAGGGGAAGTGTTCAACAAATAGAAGGGAGACAAAAATGAAATTCAATAACCATCAAAATCTAGAAGGACTACATGCTCCTTTTGGTGCTAGCAAATCAAGCTGGCTAAGATACGATGATGAAAAAGCTATTGAAATTTACAAAAATTTAAAAGCTGCTGAATGGGGAACAAGATTACATGCTTGGGCAGCAGAAACAATTAAACTAGGTATTAAACAACCTCGCTCTGAAAAAACTCTTTCAGCGTACGTAAATGACGCTATTAGTTTTAGGATGCACACTGAGGTTGTTTTATTTTATTCTGAATACTTTTTTGGAACAGCTGATGCAATCTGTTTTAGAAACGGGGTACTTAGAATACACGATTTAAAAACAGGCTCTACAAAAGTAAAAATGGAACAGTTAGAAATATATGCTGCTCTATTCTGTTTAGAGTATAAAATCAAACCTGGTGAAATTAAATTCGAATTAAGAATATACCAAAATGATGAAGTGATTGTTCATAATCCAACTGCTGAAGACATTCTACCGATTATGGATAAGATCGTACATTTAAATAAATTAATAGAAAATATGGAAGGGAGGGCGTAACAATGAGTCTGATATCAGATGAAATAGCATCTTATTTAGGTTCAGCCGAATTAACAAATGATGAATTTCTAGAACATTATGGTATGCCTAGAAGATCAGGAAGATACCCATGGGGGTCTGGTGAAGATAAATACCAACATACTCGAGACTTCTTAAGTAGGGTGGAAGAACTTAAGAAAACTGGATGGGCAGAAACACCTGAAAATATTATGAAAGAATTCGGACTTACAACTACACAATATCGTATTGAAAAATCTATCTGCAAAGATGAACGAAGAATGCTAGATGTTGCTAGAGCTAAATCTTTAAAAGAAGATGGACTTGGTGATACTGAAATTGGTAGACGTATGGGAATGCCCGAATCTACTATTAGATCATTATTAAATCAAGAGTCTGAATCTAGAATGTTAAAATCTAGAGAAACAGCTGATTTCTTAAAGAAACAAGTTGACGAAAAAAGAATGGTTGACGTTGGATCTGAAGTAGAAAGAGAACTTAATGTATCTAGACAAAAATTGGACACTGCTTTATACATGCTTGAAAGAGAAGGCTATAATGTATATGGCGGTCGTGTTCCACAACCTACTAATAAAAATCAAATGACTACATTAAAAGTGTTAGCTAAACCAGATGTAGAGCATAAAGAAATTTATAAGTATGACCAAATTCAAACTATTAAAGATTACATCACCAGAGATGGTGGAGAGACATATGAAAAGAAATTCCATTATCCTGCTAGTCTAGATTCTAAAAGATTAAAAGTATTATTAGCAGATGACATCGGAACAGATGGACGACCTTCTAGAGAAAAAGACGGAATAATAGAACTTAGAAGAGGAGTAGACGATTTATCATTAGGAGAATCAAGATACTCTCAAGTTCGTATTCTAGTTGATGGTAAAAAATATTTAAAAGGTATGGCTGTGTATTCAGACAATATGCCTGACGGTGTTGATGTTGTATTTAACACTTCAAAGACCAGCTATGATAAAGCTTTAAAAGCTATAAAAGATGATCCAGATAATCCATTTGGTTCAGCTATTAAAGATGCTGATCAAGGTGGACAATACTGGTATACAGATAAAACTACTGGTAAAAAGAAGTTAGGATTAATTAATAAAAGAGCAGACGAAGGAGATTGGTCAGATTGGGCCGACACTTTACCATCTCAATTCCTAGCTAAACAATCTAAACAAATGGCTAAGAAACAATTAGACTTAGCTAAAGCTGATAAAGCAGCTGAATTAGATGAAATAATGTCATTAACTAATCCAACTGTTAAGAAATATTATTTGGAAAAGTTTGCTAGTAGTTGTGATTCAGCAGCAGTTAGTCTTAAAGCAGCTGCACTACCTGGTCAAAAGTACCATGTAATTATTCCAGTAAATAGTATGGGCGACGATAAAGTTTATGCGCCAAACTATAAAGATGGGACTAAACTAGCATTAATAAGATATCCACATGGTGGAACATTTGAAATACCTATTCTTACTGTAGATAATAAAAATGCTACAGCTAGAAGATTATTAGGAACAGATGTTAAAGATGCTATAGGTATCACTGCTAAAGTTGCAGAAAGATTATCTGGCGCAGACTTCGACGGAGATACTGTTATGTGTATTCCTACACATGATAGAAAAGGTAAAGTTAAAGTTACTAGTACTCCTGAATTACCAGGATTAAAAGGTTTCGATAACAAATTAGAATATGGAACTGTTGAGAAAGTTGGAGCTGATGGTAAGAAACGTTATTATCGTGGTGATAAAGAAGTTAAGATAATGAAAAATACCAATACTCAAATGGGTATAATATCTAACCTTATCACAGATATGACATTGGCTGGAGCTAGCAATGATGAATTAGCTGCCGCAGTAAGACACTCAATGGTCGTTATTGATGCTGAGAAACATAAGTTAGACTACAAACAAAGTTATGTAGACAATAACATCGCTACTCTTCAAAGAAAGTACCAACCTAAGTTTGATAAAGATGGAAATGTAATTGGTGGCGGCGGAGCTTCCACTATCATCTCAAGAGCTAAGGGACAAAAGACAGTAATAAAGAGAAAAGGTGAAGCGAGAATTAATGCCAAAGGAAAGAGTTGGTATGATCCTAGTAAACCAGAGGGTGCATTACTTTACATGACAGCCCCAGATAAAGATGTTTATTATGTTGATGGCAACTATGATAAGAAGACTGGACGTAAAACTGTAGTGACCGCTGCAGGTAAAACAATCACCTATGACATGAACAGTAAAGCAGACCGCGATAAGTATGAACCAGTTATGAAGAAGAACTCTAAAACTGGTGAAGTATACTATACCAATAAGGACGGCACTATTAAATACAGAACAAAAGCCCGTACTATTGACAGTACTAGAATGGCTGAAACAGATGACGCTATGACACTAGTATCTAGTAGTAAGCACCCTATGGAGATACTATACGCGGACTATGCCAATAGTATGAAGGCCATGGCAAATCAAGCTAGAAAAGAGATCATTAAGACCGGTAATCTAGAATCTAACCCCCGTGCTAAGAAGGTATACCAAAAAGAGGTATCCGCACTAGAGGCTAAATTAAATGATGCGCTAAAAAATACAGTTAGAGAAAGAACAGCTGTAAGATTAGCCAGTGCCGAGATCAATGCTAAAAAACAGGCCGACCCGGATATGAAACCAGGCGACTTAAAGAAGACTTCTCAAAGAGCTTTATCTAAATATAGATCAGAAGTTGGTTCTGTTTCTAGAAGATCAAGAGCTATTAAGATAACTGACAGAGAATGGGAAGCTATTCAAGCTGGAGCAATTAGTGAAAATAAACTAAAGAAAATATTAAATAACTCTGATCCAGATACTCTTAGAGAAAGAGCAATGCCAAAAGCAAGTAGTACATTAAATGCTACACAAATCAATAGAATTAAAGCGATGAACGCTTCAAACTTTACATTGAATCAGATTGCTGAAAAGATGAACATTTCACCAGCAACTGTTTCTAAATATTTGAAAGGAGAGAAATAGAATGTTTAGACAAGTTACAGCAACAACAATCGACAATCCTTTCAATCCTTTCGATGATTTCAATTCTTGGTTCATGTTTGACATTGAAAAAGGTTATTATACAAGTAATAAACTTGGAAGATTGACACATTTAACTGATGATATGACTGAATTAGAAGAAAATGAAGAGGTTGAAAGAGCAGTTGACGAATTAATTAAGATTGATCCATTAGATATATACATAAAAGTAGTAAGAGAGCCGTAAAGGATAGGGAGGGGGTCGTTAAAAATACACCCCCCACCGTCAT